CCGCGCGCGCTCCATCGCGCCGTGCTCGATCGCGATACGCTGCAAGCGCATGTGCGACTCGATCTCCTTCCGCACCGTCGCGAGCACGTCGAGAACGCCGAGCTCGCGGCCGAGCTCCTTCGCCTCCAAGATTGCGGCGGCCGGGTCGATCACAGCCCACCTCGGGTGTACGCCGTCCGCGTGTCGTCATCAGTCATCCAGCGGGGCAGACCGTATTCGCAGTGCATCATGTGGTCGCCCTTCGTTCCGTCGCATCCCTCGCAGCGCTGCGACGAGCAATACTCACACGATTCCGTCGCGTCGCACGCGCATGATTCGCAGAGTCCCGAGCAAGTGGCGAATCCGCAGAGCTCGCAGGTGCCGTCGTTCTTCATGTGCTCCATATTGGAGCGGACCGATGTCGAAGTCAAGAAAAAAAATGCTCCAACTTGGAGCTTGACGGCGGCTCCATCATGGAGCATCATGCCGGCCATGGCGCATGAGAACCCTGTTCTCGCGTTTCGGCGAGCAAAAGGCTGGACGCGCAGGCAGTTCGTCGAGGAACTCTTCGCGCGAACCGGCGTGAGCATTTCGACGACGATGCTCGGCCACGTCGAGCGCGGGTATCGCTACTTCGGCGGCAAGGTCGCCGTTGCCGTCGAGCGAGCCTTCAAGATCAAGGTCAGCGAACAGCGCGCAGTCGAACTCTCGCATGACGGTCGCGCTGCTTGACCGAGCGGCTTTGTTTGATGTCTATCGCGAATTAACCGCGCTGCGTGTGGAGGGGACAAATGCCGATGAAAACTGACTCGCCGAACAAACCATCACGCTGCCCTAACTACGTCGGCGCGCATCTCCACCTCGGCGGGCAATGCGAACGTCTCGGCATCGTCTACGTCGGCGGGCGCAAGTACTGCCGATCCTGCGAGCGGGTGATGCTGCGGCATCTACGTCGGTACGCTGTTACTAAGCTCACCGAGGAGCAGGCCCAGTGATTCCGCCGAAGCGCTACATCGCAATGGTCCCGCGATCGGATATTTCTGTCTATCTCCAAATCGGCTGGGATCTCGACGAGGACGTGATTCCAACCGGCGGCCGCGTCGGAATCTGCTGGCGGCGCGCTGAGCAGCCGCGTTGGTTCCCGCTCGGTTGGCGCGTCGTGGTGGCGAGGATGCGGCAGTGACGTCTTGGACGTTGCACCTCGGCGATTGCATCGATGGATTAAAAACGCTTGACGATAAAAGCGTTGACCATCTGATTACAGATCCGCCGTACTCGGAGCACGTCCACGCGAACAGCGTTCGCGGCGATGGGCATCGTGCCGGAGGGATACTTACTCCTCTTTTCTTCGCGCCTCTTCGAGACGAGGTTCGTGAGGAAATCGCGCGTCAGGCGGCGCGCCTTGTTCGTCGATGGGTCATTGTTTTCTCCGATCTCGAGTCGGCTCACCTCTGGCGTGAATCGCTCGAGCGCCATGGGCTTGAATTCGTTCGCACCGGCTTGTGGGTCAAAGAGAACGCTACGCCGCAATTCACTGGCGACCGGCCGGCAGTTCCAGCCGAGGCGATTACGATCGCGCACTCGCGCGGCAAGAAGCGCTGGAACGGCGGCGGTAAGCCCGCCGTGTGGCGCTGCGCGACGTCGTATAGCGACGGCGATAAGGTAATCCATACAACGCAAAAACCGATGTCGCTCATGGAATCGCTCGTCCGCGATTTCACCGACGCGGACGAATTGATCCTTGATCCGTTCGCCGGCTCAGGTACCACGCTCGCCGCCGCGATCCGCAATGGCCGACGGGCGACTGGCTGGGAACGCGAGGCGCACTGGCATGAAGCAGCAATACGCCGTCTAAATGCGACCCGCGAGCAGCTCGACCTATTTTATGCGCGCCGTTGATCGGAGTGACGCCGTGAAGTTGTCTAGCGGATATCACCACCGCGTTCTCTTTCGCGACTGGCTCGTCTGGTGCGTCCGCGACGGCTTCAAGCTCTACGGCTGGGATTTTTCGCCGTCTGTGGCTGATCCCATCGCGCTGCTATGGAGGGCATTGTGAGCCACGAGAAGCCAAAGCGCGTGCGTGGTCCAAACGATTGCGTCGTTTGCAATCGTCCGCAGGAAGCGAAGCGCAGCAACGAGCGATACACGCTACCTTCCGGGCGCGTGGTCAAGCTGTGCGCCGAGTGCTTGCGCCAAGACGCGATGCTCGACCGCCGACTCGCACGCGCTGAGCAAAAAGCCGCTGATATGGAGGCATCGCAATGCTGGCAAGCTCACACCGCATACTGACGGCCGAGGACGAGCGAGAGCTCGCGACGCGCTGGCGCGACCATGGTGACCGTCGTGCTCTCGACGAGCTCGTGCTATGCAATATACGTCTAGCGAAATATATAGCCGCCAGGTGGCGGCGATGCGGCATACCAATCGAGGACCTTGAACAGCACGCGGCGATCGGACTGACGCGCGCCGCGATGGCCTTCGACCCGTTGCACGGGTCGCGCTTCTCAACCTTTGCCGCCTACTGGATTCGGCACGAGATCATGAGCGCTGTTCATACAAGCGACATGATCCATGTTCCTGAGCGCGTTTCTGGTTGGAAGCATCAGATCCTAGCGGCATGCGCCTCGCTCCGCGAGGCCGGCGCCGAGGTCACGGCCAAGGCGGTCTCGCAGTGGCTCATCAAGCATACGCGGCGCAACGATGCGCCGCCTTCGGTGCGGTGCATTCGCGCGGCGCTCGATGCGTGGGGCGGTTTCGTCTCGCTCGATGCTCCGATCGCGTCTAGCGGCGGGAGCCAGGCTTACAGCGGATCTCGGAAAGACGTGACCATCGGCGAGACCGTCGCTGCCCCGGCAGAGGATCCCATTGAACGCATGCACCGCGAGGCGCAGTTCGATGTGGTGCGACTGCGGCTAGATGCTCTCCCACCGACTGAGCGGCTGATCCTCTACCGTCGGTTCGTCGAGGACAAAACGCTCGCCGATGCAGGCGAAGGCCTCGGCATCAGTCGCGAGCGCGTACGTCAAATCGAAACGCGCGCGCTCCTCCAAGCTCGCAGCGGAGTCGACAGAGAGGTCAAGCCGCGCTCGACGTGGGAGAGACTCGGCGAGGAGATTAAGCAAGCCATCCTCGATGGGCATACGACAAGGGAAGCGATCCAACGGTATACGCAGATCCGTGGTTCGTTGCTGCGTGACGCGATCGCATGGCTGCTCTTCGAGCGGCACATCGTCGCCGACGGCGACGTGCTTCGCCTCGCAGACGGCATCGTCGTCGACAGGTACCAACAATCGAAAGACGAATGGCTCGATACCGGCAGCGCGGCAAAACTGCTCGGCATCTCCAAAGCCCACCTCTTCGGTAGCTTTAAACGACGCATCAGGAATCGCGCTCGATCTGGATACCATTCTCCAGTCGAGTGGCTCCGCGAGGACGTCGAGCGCATCGCTGCCGAGCGCTCGCGTCTCCGCGAGGCGCGTGAGCGTATCTCCGATCTCATCGCCGCTCGCAGAGCGAGGCGTGCGTGACCTCGGGCGCCGTCTCCTATCACGCGGGGTAGCATCGTGACTTCTCGTCTATCAGAAACGCTCGACCTCCGCGACTATCAGCGCGCAGCGCTTGATGATCTGCGCGCGCACATGCGCGCCGGTCGCCGCCGCGCGCTGCTCGTCCTTCCAACTGGTGCAGGCAAGACCGTAGTCGCGTCCGTCGGCCTGATACGCCCGGCCGTCGAACGCGGCAAAGGCGTCCTCTTCCTCATGCATAGGCGCGAGCTCGTCGATCAATCGGTCGACAAGCTCACTCGCGCTGGCGTCCCATCTGGCGTCATCATGGCCCAGGACAAGCGCCGTGACCTCTCGGCCCGCGTCCAGGTCGCGAGCGTTCAGACCCTCGTCCGGTGGCGCACGCTTCCTCCCGCCGATCTTGTCATCGTCGACGAGGCTCACCACGCCTGCTCGCCGGCATACCGCAAAATCCTCGGCGCGTACCCGCATGCGTTCGTCGTCGGCCTCACGGCCACGCCGTGGCGTAGCGATAATTTCGGTCTAGCGGATATCTTCGACGCCGTGACCGTCGGCGCGACCGTCCGCGAGCTCATCGAACGCGGCGCCCTCGTCGACTACGACGTTCGCGCGTTCGACTGCCCAAAGCTCCACGAGGTCCGCGTCACGTCAACAGGCGACTTCAATCAGCAGCAACTCGGCGTCGCGTGCAACACGTCGGTGCTCGTCGGTGATATCGTCGGGAAGCAGCGTCAGTACGCCGCCGGTCGCCGAACGATCGTCTTCGCGGTCAACGTCGCGCATTCGATCCGCCTGCGCGACTCGTTCCGCGCTGCCGGCGTCGCGGCCGAGGAAATCAACGCATCCACGCCGCGCGAGGAGCGGCGCGCGATCCTGGCCCGCTTCGCGGCTGGGGAGGTCGAGGTGCTCACGTCCGTCGAGGTCTTCACCGAGGGCTGGGACTGCCCAGCGGCCGAGGTCGCGGTGCTCGCGTGCCCGACGCGATCGCTCGTCAAGCATCTTCAGTCGATCGGTCGCGTTCTCCGGCCCGCGCCAGGAAAGCACCGCGCCCTCATCCTCGACCACGCCGGCAACCTCATGCGGCTCGGACTCCCCGACGAGGAACGCGACTTCTCGCTCACCGCGACGAAACCGCGAGAGATCGCGCGACATACCTGCCCGAAGTGCTTCACCGTCTTCGCCCGCATGCGCGACGACGGCACATGCCCGTCGTGCGGCGGAATCGTCGGGCTCCCCATCGAGGAGCGCCAGGCGCTCGAGGCGCGGCAACGGCGCGAGCGCGAGCAGGCCGAAGCACAACGCGAACTCGACAAGCAGGCCGTGATCGAGGCGCGACAGAGGCGCGTCCCGCGCGCGCGACGGCTGCATCGGTTCGCGCAGCTCATCGCGGAGGGTCGCCGTCGCGGCTACAAGCCTGGCTGGGCGATCTTCCGTTACAAGGCCATCTTCGGCGCGCCCGACTTCTCGCGCGCGGAAATCGCGGCAGCGCTCGCCCGCATTGGGAGCGCTGCATGACTCGGCGCCTGGGTGAATTCTCGCTTCAGCGCGAGATCCTCGGCGAACTCGCGAACATGCCAAGATGCGCCGTGCTGCAACCGCGCGGCGGCCTCGCAGGCGCCAAGAATCCGATCGCGGTCTTCTGGCGCGCGAACACCGGCGCCGCACGCAATTCACTCGGGGCGCTCGTCCGCTTCGGCGTTCGTGGCCAAGCGGATATCCACGGAATCGCGCTCGGTCTCTTCGTCGCGATCGAGGTCAAGCTCCCGCGCGCACGCCAGACGGCGGAACAACGCACGTGGCAGGCCGCAGTCGAGGCGGCCGGTGGCATCTACATCCTCGCGCGCTCGCTCGAGGACGCGCTCAACCCCGTCAAGCGGATGATCGAGCCGTGATCACCGCCGAGGAGATCGCGCGCCGAATCGGCGCCAAGCGCAATGGCCAGGGATGGAAGGGCCGTTGCCCTGCCCATGACGACCAGCACGCGAGCCTTACGATCGGCTCAGGCAGCGACGGACGAGTGCTGCTCCGATGCCACGCCGGTTGCGATTTCGCCGACGTGACCAAAGCGCTCGAACTCAAGCCTTCTGAGCTATTCACCAACGATGACAACGCCTCGAAGAGCCGAGAGAAACTCACCGTCGCACTGCTCGCTGCAAGAAAGCGTCTATCGGAAAATCACCTCCGCAGCCTCGGACTCGAAGACACGCCCGAGGGAGTCGCGATCCCGTACCGCGATGTAGACGGTCGCGTCGTCGCCACGAAGCTCCGCACAGCGCTCGTCGCAAAAGAGGGGTCGCGCTGGCCGAAGGGGAAACCCCTCATCGCCTACGGACTTGACCGCCTCGCCGACGCCAGCGAGCTCGACATGCTCGTGCTCGTCGAGGGCGAATCCGACTGCTGGACGCTCTGGCAGCACGGCATTCCGGCGCTCGGCATCCCAGGCGCGAACTCGGTGAAGCAGTCGCTCAAGGGCGTCGACCTTTCGGGAATCAAGCGGCTGTATTTCTGGCGCGAGCCGGACCGAGGAGGCGAGGAGTTCGAGCGCGCGGTCACGGAGATCCTCGGAACGCGCGTCAAGCGGCTCGAGCGCGAAGGGGTGAAGGACCCGAGTGCGCTTCATATCGAATCGCCGGAGGGATTCCGCGCAGCGTGGGACGCGATCGTTGCCGCGACCCAGCCGCCGCGCATCCCGCTCGCGTCCGAGGCCGCCAGAATCGACTGGGCGCGGCCGCTTCCGCCCGCGCGGCCGAGCGGCATCCAACCGCTCGACGAAAAGATCGGCGGGCTCCGTCCGGAATCGACCTATGTGCTCATCGGACCGCCGGGAAAGGGAAAGTCGGGGCTCGCCCTTCAGATGGCCCGATTCGTCAGCCGCACCTCGCCCGTCCTCTACCTGTCCAGCGAGTTGTCACGCCGGCAGGTCATCGCGCGCTCGGTCGCGCAAGCGTACGCCGCGACCGCGACGCCGGACCAGCCGCGACTTGGATGGCTTTACTTCTATGAGCTAGGTCCGGAACATGCTGAGATGCTTGAAAAAATCGTCGAACGTGACGCGCCCGGGCTCCGGGTCGCGGAGCTCGGCCGCGAGTCGATCGGCGACATCTGGTCGCGCGAGGCCGACGCCATCGGCCAGGTGCCCGTCCTCGTGCTCGATTACCTACAGGACGCAGCGATGCGCATCGATATCAACGACCCGCGCATGGCAGTCGCTCGGATGGGCGACGAAATCAAGAGCTTCACGCGCAAAAGCCAAGCGACCGCAATCGTCGTGTCCTCGACGAGCCGCGCGAACTACCAGGCCAACGACAGCAAGGCGGCGACCGACTTCCTTGGCGCCGGAAAGGAGAGCGGAACTCTCGAATACGACGCCGCCGGCACCCTCTTTCTCGACACCGACCCGTGCCCAAAGGGGGGCAGTTCCTCAGCTCGCCTCAACGTCGCGAAATCGCGGTTCGGCGGCGAAGGGAGCGTCATCGGGCTCAGGTTCCACGGTGCCGTCGGAATGTTCACCCCCGACGAATCCGCCGTGCTCACCGACGAGCAACGAGAGGTCTACGACGCCATCAAGGACGGCGCCAAGACGGTCGAGGATGTCAGGTCGGCGCTAAAAATACGAAAGCCGGAGGCGACAAGGCTCGTCGAACTCTTGGCCAAGCGCGGGCTCATCAGTCGCCGTCCACTAGCCGTTATCGAGGGTAGGAATGTCTAGCATTTATCGACTTGGACCGGAGCGGAACATACCGCGTGCACGTCGTGTTCGCCGCAGAGAACGACAATGGTGCACCGATCGCGGTCAAGATCGCCAACTTCCTCATTAGGAGTACCGCTGATGGCGCTCGGCTCCGGCATCGAATGGACCGAATCAACCTGGAACCCCGTAACGGGGTGCGACAAGATCAGCCCCGGCTGCAAGTACTGCTACGCCGAGCGCATGGCGGAACGCCTGCAGGCGATGGGGCAGCCGAACTACAGGAACGGCTTCAAGCTCACGCTGCAGCCGCACATGCTCGAGTTGCCGCTCCAGTGGAAGAAGCCGCAGACGATCTTCGTGAACTCGATGAGCGATCTGTTCCATGAGGACGTGCCGCTCGAGTACATCCAGCGCGTCTTCGACGTCATGCGCCGCGCTCACTGGCATCGCTTCCAGGTGCTCACGAAGCGCGCCGGTCGGCTCGCGGACCTGAGCCCCGAGATCGAGTGGCCAGAGAACGTGTGGATGGGCGTGAGCGTCGAGAACGCCAACTACGTCGACCGTATCGACGACCTGCGGACGACGGGTGCGCACGTGAAGTTCCTCTCGCTCGAGCCGCTCCTCGGGCCCCTGAAGAAGCTGAAGCTGAAGAACATCGATTGGGTCATCGTCGGCGGCGAGTCCGGCCATCGCGCGCGCCCCATGGACCCTGCGTGGGTCATCGATATCCGCGACCAGTGTGCGGAGGCCGGCGTCGCGTTCTTCTTCAAGCAGTGGGGCGGTAAGAATAAGAAGAAAGCCGGCCGATTGCTCGATGGGCGCACATGGGACGAGATGCCGACCAGAACCGTGGCTACCCGCACGGCCCGCACTACGCGGGCTCGCGCGCTTCCGATCGTAACCTGAGCACACGGCATCAAGCCAAAGCACCAATAGATTCAATTTCGGTCCCGAAACGTTCCCGACGGTTCCGCGAGAGCGATCGGCGCGCGCTTCGAGCCGCTTTCCGGCCTGTCCAGCCAAGGCGAAAACAGTTTGACAATAATATTGGGTATTACTATGTAACACTTACCGACCAGTGGAGGGCTACGAAATGGCGCGCACCAAAGCTCGCAAGGGATTGAAGTTTACGGAGAAGTACGGCGTCGAGAGCGCGACGATCTACAAGGGAGCTGCTGGCAGCGAACTGGCGGCCTTGCGCATCCCGCCGAAGGACCACCCGCTCTACGATCCGACAGCGCCGACGACGTTCGACGAACTGCGCGTGCAGCAGATCGACGCCGATGGGCACATGACAACGCCGATCGAAGTCTGGACGGACCCGGACAATGGGATCTTGTGGGTCATCGACGGTCGAGGCCGATACCTCGACGTCGAGGAGGTCAATCGGCGACGCGCGAAAGATGGCCGCAAGCCGGTGCAGCCGTACATCGTGCCCTTTCACGGCGACGAGAAGGCCGCAGTCGCGCGCGTGCGTACGAAGAACTACCATCGGCGATCGCCAACGCCGTCTGGGATGGCCTGCGATATCCTCGCGCTGCGCCGCGCAGGGTGGTCATGGGATGATACGGCGCGCCATCTGCACGTCGAGACGACCGACGCCGAGCAGTGGTGTCGTCGGCTCTTGCCGCTCGCCTTCTGCGTGCCCGAGGTGCGCGCGGCCTTCGACGCGAAGGAATTCCCCATCGGATACGCGCGCAAGTTCGCGGGAACAAGCGTAGACGGCGCTGATGCTCTCGGCAAGCAAGCGCAGCTTGATCTCCTCGCGCAGCTCCGCATGGAGCGCGCTGCGGCCAAGGCAGAATCGAAGCCTCGGCCACGTTCGGCGCGCGTGCGGGCGCAGGTAGCCGAAAGGCTGCGACGCTCGGCGAGCAGCGCCGCACACGTCGCGGCCGCGACGCTCGCGTGGCTCGATGGAGATGACGCGGCGCTGAACGGTTGGCCTGAACTGAAGCATATCGTCGAGGAAACGATGAAGAAGACGCCGTAGAGAGCGCTCCGCAACTAACTCGGTCGCGTCGAGCAATCGGGCTCGCAGTGCTAGGAAGGGCTCTGAAATGGAGAGCATGAAGTCCACGAAGAAGACGCTCGGGCGTCCGGTGATCGGAGAATCTCGCGAGAAGCTCACGACGGTGGTGTTCAAAGCCGATGCGGAGACGCGCGCAGCGCTTGATCGGCTCGTTGCACGCGCTCAGGCAGAAGGGCACAAGCGTGCGCGCTCGGCGGTGATCCGCGCGGCGATTTTGGCTGCCGACAGCGCATGGCCGTCGGCGTTGGGCCGCCCGCGCTGAAATGAGTCGTCATGAACAAACTGCGTAATCTCGACAACATGTCGTCGGTCCGGACGAACGGTCCGTGACATGGACCGATATTCACCGACGGCGCTGACGAAGACGGTCCGGGGCATGGACCGAAACGGTCCCGACGACGTCACCATCATCTGGTCTGAGAGGTCCCAGGTCCGGTCCGAATCTTCACGACGCTGCGAACGGACCGGTCAGAGGCTGGGACCGTTCGGTCCAGATTCGGTCCGGAATCGGTCCCAAACGGTCCCAAACGGTCCCGTATCAATTGTTTCTCGTCGAGAACCCCCAAACGGTCCGGGACCGGTCCCAAACGGTCCCGATTGAAAATCTCCGTCGAGAAAAACGGTCCCATCTCGGGACCGCGCCCCTACTACGTACCCCCTACGTAGTAGGGGGCTACCGGACCGAAGGGCGGTCCGGAAACAATTCAGGGGGATTTATGAGTAGACGAAAAACGGCTGTGAATTGCTACGAACGGCTCAGGCCATGGACGAGCCATGTCAGACCAATGGCCGACCAATGGCCGACCAATGGCCGACCAATGGCCGACAAGTTTCAGACCAACTGATCATGCCTGGAGCGCGTCAGGAACGCGCCATCGAACCAAAGGCGCATGCGTAACGCATCCAGGAGCCCGCTACGGGCGTTTTCAGTGCAGGGGAGGGTAAATGCCTGCGGTCAGCTCAAAACGCGCTTATAAGCGCTCCCAGGGCGCTTACCGGACGCCAATTGTCGTTCCACTTCTAGTCGCGGAGCGGCCGCGTGAAGCTCCACAGGGCTGCGGCGGGCGCCGATTGTGGTGCCGGCGCTATAACCGGTGTCTGACGTTCGCGGCGGCAGTGGGTTGGACCGGCTTCACCCGCGGCGACTGTCACGTTGAGGATGAGATCACGAATGACGAGCGGCTCATGGATGCTGCTAAGATCTCGATATTATTCAGGAGGCTGAAATGGCTCGCGACCCCTCGGGCATCATCGGCTATCGGGCTTGGCTCTATTCCGGCGACGCGGACGGCAACGAGTTCCGCGCTCTTGACCCACTTTCTGTCGGGTCGACAGTCATGCCGGTCAGACCAACGCCGCCGCATGCGCTCAGTCATCAAGACGATGGCGGACGAGAAGAGAGAATTCTCCAGGCCGCGCAACGACTTCGCGCAGAGGCCGGGCTGACGGACCTTGAGCTACAGGTCCTTCGGCTTGGCATCGAGGAGACGTATTCCGTCGAGATCGAAATCCCGAGCGAAGAAGCAACCAAACGCGGGCTGCACTCGCTCGGTCAAGCGCTCGATGCCGGGTGGCTCCTCGTTTCGGGCAGTCGCGTGACAAAGGACTTCCGCCGCGAGGCGCTCACCTACGAGCAACGTGCGGCCATCCTCGGGCTGAGCGTCTGGCAAGTGCATCGTCTGGTGAAATCAGCCAGGAGGAAACTCCGTGGTGCTTGACGGATGGAAGGCGATCGCGGCGTGGTTCGCCAGTCATGGCATCGTGAAGTCCATACGCACGCTCCAGCGCTGGGCCAGGCTCGCCGTCGATCCGTTGCCGGTCCGTCACGGGCGAGCCGTCGAAGAGCGCGTCGCGGCATGGCTCGCGCGCAGGGTCGATTCGCGTTAGCTTGTCGCGGTTTGTCGCTGTTTGTCGCTTTTTTTATTTGCAGCCGCGCCCGGATGCCGTATGATTACGGCGTAGGGGCTTTGCGCCCGGGAGAATGCGAAAGCCAATCATTCCTATTTCTCACCGACGCATAACGAAGCGCGGCGACGAGAAAAGGAAGCCAAAAGGGCCGGCGAAGAGGCTGAAGAATCGTGATCGAGTTTCAGGCCCACAGCGCTGAAGACCCACCCCCCGAAATTATTGAAACGGGGGCCACGGGTTGCGCCGCCCGACCCCTTTTGGTTCCGACGAAGGCTCAATTTCGGCCCCGGGCCAGGAGTTAACGATTGGTACAGAAGCGTCCGCCAGGATCGGCTCGGGAACGAGCGAAAAAGAGGGCCGAGAAGGAGGCTGCGGCCGCGCGTAATGCGTCTTTCGTCCAGGAATGGATGGAGAGATACCGCGCGCTCCAGGACCCGCCTGAGAGTCCCGAGGGGCTTCACGGGTGGATGGCGCGCGCCGCGGCACTGATCTGCCACGAGGCCGTCACGGATTTCGCGCTTGCGCCTGAACAGCGCCGGCGACACGCGATGCAGCTCATTCGGTGGGCGATCGATACGCTGGATGGCGCGAAGATGGCCGCCGAGCTGCGTGAGCTCTACACCGCGCTGAAGGAGGGAGAGGATGCCGCACGTCTCGCGCGCCGAGATGGTGGCGTACGCGCGGAAGCGCCTCCTCTCGACTGACCGTTATGTAGAAGCGCTTCTCGAGGTCAGGGCGCACAACGGCGAGAAGATCCTCGAAGTCGGCGGCTGCTGGGACACGCATTTCCGCTGTTTCGTCGACCGGCCGTGCAAGCCGCAGGTTGTCACGCTCGAGGAATCGCAGTACGAGTGCGGCAAGGCATTCGCACGGTGGCTTGAAGCCGCGCGGCGGGGCGAGCCGAAGCGGACGCGCTGCATCGTCGGCGGCGGTAATCGAGGCAGCGGCAAGACGTATCTTCTCGGCGGGATCGCTATCGTTGCTGTCGCGCTCGCGTTCCCGAACGAGGTGCAGTTCGGCGTCAACCTGACGACGAAGCAGAAGCGCGAGTGCCTCGACGCGATCCGCGACGTGGCGCGGGCTGAGTGGATCAAGAACGACGTCGCTGATTTCCGCGATCCGCGCACGGTGTTCATCACCGGCTGCGTGGTCGAGTGGCTGAGCGGGCAGAACCCGAAGGCGATCCGGCAGGCGGGGCGTCCGATCCGCTACGTGCTGATCAACGAAGGTCAAGACCAGCCCGAGCGCGTGTTCGTCAACTGCATCGCCGCGATCCGCAATACCGGCGGTCTTGTCGGGATCGCGACGAACCCGCCACAGGCCGAGGGCGGTGATTGGACCGCGGCGTTGTGGCTCGCCATCGATGCCGGCGAGGTGAATGGCGAGAAGTATCTGCTCGACAACAAGCTCAACCGGTCGATTGACCAAGATGCGGTCGCGGACATTGGGGCGTTCATCCGGGCGGTGAACCCGGATGCAGCGCGCGCCGATGTCGACGGAGAGTTCAAGCTCTCGGGGTTGCTCGCGTATCCGGCGTTCTCGCCGCTGCCCGTCGAGAGAGGCGGGCACATTGGCGAGCCGCCTGAGATCGGCTGGCGCGATGTGACGCGAGAGGAGACGGCGAAGGTCGTCGGCGGCGCGGTTGGGTTCGATTTCGTTGTCGGCGCGGACTTCCAGAAGGATCCAGGCATCGTCGGAGATGTCGGGAAGCTATACCGCGACGAGAAGGGCGAGCTTGTTCTCGCGATTCTCGACGTGATCTATGCCCGTGGCGTTGAAGGCGACTTCACGCATGCGCTTTTGGCGGCGGGCTACTCGACGAACGGATTCCTGCCGGACGGGAAACAGGCGCCGTCGGTGTTGATCGTCGGTGACGGGACTGGCGCACGGCAGAACGCAGAGCACAGGTTCCACATGCCGCCGTCGTTCGCGGCACTCAGGGCCGACGGCTGGAAGGTGGTGCCACCGATGCTGCACTACAAGACGCGCGTCGCCTGGAACCCGGCGGTGAGGGAGTCGCGGAATCAGATGCATGCACTTCTCTCGGCGCGCCGGATTCTGTTCTCGGAGCGGTGCAAGGTGGGCAGCGAGGGCTTCCCGTCTCTCGTCGAGAGCATGCGCCGGGCGAAGGTCACGCCGAAGGGGAAGCTCGTCGAGAAGGGCGGCTACCAGCATGCGCCCGACGGCGTGCGCTATCTGGCGTGGCGGTTCATGCCGAGGCCGAAGCCGCCGATGGATATCGCGCCTGACGAGTCGATGATCAGCGAGCTGCGCTCTGTGCGCGTGCTGACGCGCGAGGTCTAGCGTGACGAGCGAAGAGCAGCTTCCGGCGCCTCGGCGCGAGCCGATGATGCCGGCGGCGATCCGGTTCAAGACGACGGACGCCGTCGAAGAGGTACTTCGAGATTTCGATGGCGGTTATCTCTATCGTCCATCGATTCTCGTCGAGGATATGCTGCGCAATCCTCGTGTTCGCGGCACGATCGAGACGCGGCTGAATGGACTGATCGGCACCGCGATTCGTTGGGAGCCTGGTCGGCAGAATGCTGCTGGGCGGCGCGCGGCGAAGGCGATGGAGGAGGACTGGCCGCTCATCGCATCGGCGACGACGCGAAAGCAGTCGCACAAGTGGGGCCTTCTCGCGGGTGTCTCGTTCGCGCAGAAACATTGGTATCGCAGCGCCTCGACTGGGCGCGCGATCCCGAGGCTGGAGCATTTTCATTCGTCGTCGGTCGCGTTCGATTGGTCGAGGCGTGTTTATCGGATTGCGGTCGAAACGATGGATGGTAGACGACTAGATGTCGTCGAGGTCGCGTCGCCGTCGATCACCGTGGATGACGAGCCAGGCCCCGGTCTGTGGGTCGTGCACGAGCCGTTCGGCAAGTTTTCGTGGCGTGAGGCGTTCGTGCTCTCGGCGTGGCAGCCGTGGATGTCGCATGCGCTTGCGTCGCGCGACTCGAACCGGGCGAGTGAGCGGCAGGGGATGGGAATCGTGAAGGTCACGATTCCTCATGGCGTCGACAAGACGGCGGCGAAGGACTTCGTCTCCGGCGTTCGGAAGCTCAACAGCGAGGGCTTGATTCCCTGCACTGAGTTTGATGATGGTCGGAAGTTCGACGCCGAGCTGATGCAATATGATGGCGGCGCTGGCTACGATATCATTGATCGCACGCGCAGCGCCGCCGCGATTGACCTCGCGATCCTGATCCTCGGCCACAACCTGACGACGGAGGCGAAGGGCGGCAGCTACGCGGCGGCGAACGTCGGCGACCTCATTCGCGGGGATATCAAGGAGGCGGACGCAAAGGCGGAATGGACGACGCTTTCGAGGCAGGTGATCGCGCCGTGGGCCGAGGTGAATTTCGGCGACCCCGAGCTTGCGCCGCGTGCCGTATACGAGACAGACCCGCCGGCGATCAACCAGGCGGCGGCGCAGACGCTGCAATTCCTGTCGCAAGCCGTCGAGTCGCTCACGCGGTCGGCGCCGCAGGCGGATGTCGATGCGCTGCTTGAGCGATTCCGCGTTCCGCTGAAGGTGGCTGGGAAGGCTCAGGTTCAGGTGGCTGGCAACGCGACTGATACTATGACGGCGCCGGCCATGGATGGAGCGCCGCCGGCTGATGGCGGCAATGATACTCCCGCCAAGGAGGACGCACCATGACCGCGCCGACGCTATTCCGCGATCCGTGGTGCATCTCCGAGGAGCATTTGCAGCTTGTGATCGCCATCGCCTCGCGCGATGAGTTCTTTGCGGAGGTGCGCGAGCAGGCGCTTGCGGCGCGCGATGGCCGACCGCTGCAAAACACCAGAGCGGTCACGGTGCGCGACGGTGTTGCGGTCATACCGGTGGCGGGACCACTGTTCCGTCACGCGAACCTGATGACCGATATCAGCGGCGCGACCAGTTACTCGACGCTGCGGAAGGATTTGCAAGTCGCGCTCGATGACCCCTCTGTTCGCGCGATCATGCTTGACATCGATTCGCCGGGCGGCGAGCTGAATGGTGTGAGCGAGCTCGCATCGGCGGTCTATGACGCGCGAGGCAAGAAGCCGATCAAGGCGTACGTAGGTGGGATGGGGGCGAGCGCGGCGTACTGGATCGCGAGCGCGGCTGATGAGGTGATCGCCGCCGATACGGCGATGCTTGGTTCGATTGGGGTCGTCTATGCGCAGATGCGCGAGGACCCCGAGACGAAGGCGCGCACTGTCGAAATCGTATCGTCGCAGTCGCCGCACAAGAGGATGGACATCACCGACGACGCGGATCGCGCCCGGTTGCAAGCGCGCATTGATGCGCTTGCCGATGTTTTCATCGATGCGGTTGCTCGCAATCGTGGTGTTGACCGAACGACGGTCATCGAGAAATTCGGCCGTGGAGACTTGCTCGTCGGCGAGAACGCCGTCGCGGCGGGGCTCGCAGACCGGGTAGGCAATTTCGAGGCGGTGCTCGAGGAGCTGGCCGCCGGAGGGACGCAGATGAACATGAAGCGAACCATCGCGGCGCTCGCGTTGCCGGAGTCGGCGGCGGTGACGGATGACGAGATCGGCGCTGCCGTCGAGGCGCTGAAGGAGCGCGCGGAGGCGAGCGAGAAGCAGGTGAAGGCGCTCGTCGCCGCCGCTGGCGGAACGGACGTGGATGACGCGATCGGAAAGATCAATGCGTCGAAGGCGGCGCGTGCGGAGCTCGAGGTGCTTCGCGCCGAGCAGGCTGCGGCGGCGGCGGCGCAGGTGCGCGCCGAATTCCGCGCCACGCTGGCCGGAGCGCAGCATCTGACGCTTGGTCAGCTCGTCAGCGTCATCCCGACGATGCTCGACGAGGGCGAGGAGGAGAAAGCGCGGAAGGCCTTCGACGAAGCCGAGGCGCAGACGGCGAGCGCGCTCATCGACGCACTGCTCGCGGTGGATGCGACTGGCGCGCCGAAGGTCGCGATCTCGCCGAGCGCGCTGAAGCGAACGAGGTCGTTCGTCGCGTCGCTCGGGCCGGCGTTCCCGAGGCCGAAGGCTGAGCCGGCTCCGGATCCGGAGCTTGCCGCGATCAGCGATGAGGAGAAGCGCATCGCCGAGATGGCGGAACGGAATCGCAAGCTGCTGTTCGGCAATAAGCCGACGACGAAGTAACCCGGCCGTAGGGCCATCAACATCACCGAAGGAGAGGAGACACCATGGCCGCACTGACTCAGGGCCGGAAGACGCCGAGCATGGTCGGCGTGTCGTTCCCGATGAACTATCCGCAGAAAGGCTCGACGGTCGTGTTCGCGGGCTCGCTCGTGATGGTCGATTCGTCCGGGCGTGCACTGCCGGGCGCGACCGCGACCGGCTGCTTTGGCGCTGGCCGCGCGAAGACCAACGGTGGTCTCGACCGCTACGATGCGACGGGACTCGGCGATGGCGTCAATCGTGTCGAGGTCGAGGAGGGGATCTTCAAGTGGGCAAACTCGACGGCTGGCGACCTCATCACCGTCTCCGAGATCGGGAAGGTCTGCTACATCGTCGACGATCAAACGGTCGCGAAGACGAGTGGTTCCAACACTCGGTCGAAGGCTGGCATCGTCCGTCAAGTGGACAGCGACGGCGTTTGGGTCGAGATGAGCGCCGCGATCGTGCTCCAGGCGACGGTCTAATTCGTCCTTAAGCCGGCGTCGATGGCCGGCGTGTCCAAGTTCACCGAGGGGCCGATGGCCCCGTGCAGAGGGGCACGGCCCCAGGAGAAAGAGACATGAGCGTCAATCTCAATTCCGCGCTCAACCGGGTGTACCAGGAGATCCGACACGATCTCTCGACGGCATTCGAGAATGTGCCGCGTTTGTGGACGGCATTCGCGATGGAAGTGCCGAGCTCGTCGCGCTCGACGTTGCAGGCATGGCTTGGCGATCTTCCGGCGGTTCGCGAGTGGCTTGGTGCCCGTCAGGCGAAGAGCATGGGCACCCGTACGTGGGCAATCGTCAACCGCGCATGGGAGCTCTCGATCGAGCTGAACCGTTACGATCTTGAGGACGACCTTGACGGCGTGGTCGCGTCGGCGCAGATGCGTGCGGCGCAGATGGGCGAGGAGTTCGCCTACCATGAGGACTTTCTCATGGCGCAGACGCTCGAGGCCGGCCTCACGTCCAACTGCTTCGACGGGCAGACGTTCTTCTCGACGTCGCACCCGATCGATGTCGATAATCCGGCCGCGGGCACGTTCAGCAACAAGCTGACGACGACGCCGCTCTCGGCGGCGAACTTTGGCGTGGCGCGCACGCAGTTCATGAAGTTCAAGCGCGAGAACGGTATGCCGATGCCGGCCGCGCAGCAGCTGCTGCTCATCGTGCCGCCCGCGCTCGAGGTGACCGCGCGTCAGATTCTTCAGTCCGACTACCTCGTCCCGCCGGCGTCGTACGGCGCGATCGGGGCTGGCGGCGCATCGAGGAATATCTTCCAGAACGGCGCGATGCTGCAAGTCAACCCGCATCTCAGCAGCGATACGCGGTGGTACCTCGCGGCGGTCGGCGGGCGCATGAGGCCGATGATCTTCCAGCGTCGCCAGACGCCGCAGATCACGCGGAAGGACGCGCCGACCGACGACAACGTTGTCGAGCGGAACGTCTACGTGTACGCGGCCGATGCTCGCTACAATGCGAGCTATGGGCTGCCGCACTTGATGATCTGCGCCGACGCGTAATCGTCGCAGTGACCAGTGCCGCTGGTTCTCGCTGAGGCCGGCGGCTTCACCTCGCTATGTTGCAAAGGAGATCCCGATGTCGAAGAGATACGTGTCGATTCGCGCGCTGCCGGCCGAGGGCCACACCTATCGCTGGGGCGGCGGTCGTCCGTGGACGAAGGAGCCGGTCGTACTGGAAGTCATCGACACGGAGATCCCCGTTGTGCGGATGAAGGATCCGGCTGTGTTCGATCCGGTGACCGAGGTGCAGGAGAAGCTCGCGAACATTCGCGCGCGCGCCGAGTTCCTGAAGGCGATTCCACAGCACCAGATTCACATTTCGCAGCTCGACGAGATGCGAGAGGATCCGCAGCTTGTGATCGTCGACAACGTTCCCGCGCCGCCGCCGCCGCCGAAGACTGAGCTCGATGAGGCGAAGGAGCGTCTCGCCGCGCTCGAGAAGCAGTTGGCGGCGCGGGGCGGAAAGAGCGCTGCGTAAATGCCGTCGCCGCCTGATTTGCTACTTACGAAGGTCGAGGCGTCGCAGTACGGAATTTCGCAGGCGTACCTTGACGCGTTCGATGTCGCGAATCCTGGCATCATCCAGAGGAAGCTGAGCGCTGTCACGAGCGAGGCGCTCGGCCTTCTCGGGGCCGGCGGCGCGCTCGTATTCCCATTGATCAAGTGGGGAGACGTCACGCGGCAGAAGGTTGCCGATCTGCTCGTCTACGAGCTCCGCTCATATGAGGGGCTCAACGCAGATCCACAGGCGGCGAGTGACCAGAACGTCATTCTTCGCGCGCAGCAAGCGCGCGAGGCGCTGCGGCAAATTGGCATCGAAAATGGCACTCTGACAGACCCGGAACTCGTCGATTCGAGCGCTGATGGCAGCGCGCGTGGCGAGATCATGATGCCGGAGAGCGAAGAACCTCGAGGCTGGTAGTGCCCGTAACTGGCGATCTTGCGAAGGCGAAAGCGCTCGCGCGCAACCTTCGCGATCTTGCTGATCCGAAAGGGCGCGCCCAGCAGGAGATCTCGCGTGAGATCGTGCGCGAGGTGCGTGGACTACTCCGAGAGCAATTCGCTGCCGGCGTCGGTCCATATGGCATGTGGCCGCTGACGGTGCGCGGAAAGCCGGCGCTCGTGTCTCGGAAGCTGCCGCAGGATTTTCGTGGTGAGCCCGTTCCTGGCGGCGTGCGATTTTGGTGGGGCGGGCGAGCGAGGTGGATTCGCGCTCACCACGAGGGTCACGTGTTTCCTGCCAGACAAGCAGGCGGGCAGTCGCTTTTCTTCAACGAGAAGGGTCAACTACTGCGTCTCGGCAAACTCACGGTTCGCGGCCTGCGAACGAAGTTCGTCATGGAGCGGGTAGCGCGTGCGCATACGGTTGGGCAGCGCGTATTGCCGAAGCGCGAGATCTATCCAGATCGCGGCGTTGGCTCGTCGCCGACCTGGGCAGCCCATGTGAATCATGGTGCGCGTCTCGGCATGCAGCGGTGGCGTGAACGCGCGACGAGGTGACCGATGGCTGTGCCGCTGTCTCCCTTCTCGGAGCTCGTTGCTGCGGTGAGGGCGGCGAGCGTTCTCGACGGCTGCGAGGTTCTCGAAGGGAACGCATCGCGTGCGCAGCAGGGAGCGGTGCCGATCATTCGGCTTATCCCTCGGTCTGGCCGGTACAAGGAGCCGCGCGACAACCGAGCGCTGGCCGGCATCGTGTTCACGGTCGAGGGTCGCGTTTGGGCGGCGACGTATGATGCCGTTTGGGACCTCGTTGCGCGGCTGCTACAGGCGGTGCGGGACGCGACCTTGAAGACCGGCTACACGTGGCAATTTTTGACGCTCGACCATGACGACGGCGAGCCCGACACGTCGAAGAACGGCGTATTCGCGGTCGCTATGTTCGCGACGCATATCGATATCTCGCCTGCGGTCGGGCCCGTCGAGGTCGTCATCAACGCCGTCAACAACAACATCACGAACACGTAGGAGTCGTCGATGCCGACGAAAGAGCCGGCGGCAGAGAAGCCGGAGACCAAGACCATCGAGAGGTGGTGCGCTGAGCTTGGCACGCCTGATTGGCTGTTCGCCGCAGCTCGCGCGCTGCGGCAGTGGCCCATCGGCAAGGAGATTTCGCAGGCCGATTATCTCGCTGCCGTCGAGGCTGCGGGCAACGTGAAGCTCGGAGGCTAGCCGATGACCGCTCCCAAGTTGACGATCAACGTCCAGGACTTCGGTCTTGGCGTCGTCGAGTCTGGTGCCGGCGCGACCGCGATCGTGTTCGGCGTTGCCCTCGGCGGTACGACGAACACCGTCGTTGGATTTGGCGCGAAGGCCGCAGCCGAGGGGCTCCTCGTTGCGGGCCCGGCGCTCGAGGCGATCGTGTCGAAGCTCGATGCCGGCGCATCGCGCGTTCTTTTCACTCGTTGCGCGCCGTCGACGTTTGGCGCCGCCGGCTCGGTGACGAAGGTCGGCACCGGTGCTGGGACGATCACGCCGAGCGCGATTCCACATGCCGACATCCTCATCACGTGCACGACCGGCGGCGCGCTGGGGACGGCGCAGTTCACCTTCAAGGTCGGCAATGCGGCGGCGTCGGCTCCGGTGACTTCGGCGGCCTCGTGGTCGACGACCGGGTATCAGGTGCCGGGGACGTTCGTGAACGTCGTCTTTGTCGCTGGCACTTACGTCGCTGGCGCCACTCCGGACACGTATCTTTTGTCGGGCGCCGACGGCACGGTTACGCATCCAACGGGCACTGGTCCCGCTGCTCCGAGCTATACGGCTTCGCCGGTCGATGCGTTCTCGGTCGTGGTCGAGGTGCGCAGCTCTGGCGGTCTCGGCGCGGGGACGTTCCGCTACTCGATCGATGGCGGTGATTCCTACGTCGGCGACGTGCTGATTCCGAGTAGTGGGAAGTTCGCAATCCCGCTGAGCAGCAGCGTCGGAACGGGCGTCTTGTTGACGTTTGCGTCGACGTTCGTCGCCGGAGACGTTTACTCGTTCACGACGACTCACCCGAGCTACTCGACCACGGACCTCGCGTCGGCGATGGATGCTGCGATTGCCGACTCGTCTAAGTGGTCGATGGTGCACGTTGTCGGCGCGCCGGCCAACGCGGCGGGCGCGGCGACGTTGCATGCGACTGTCGCGACGAAGATGACGGCGGCGAAGAATGCAGGCCGTTATGCGCGCGCCATGATCGAGTGCCCGCAGACGGAGAGCGATGCGGCGATCAAGGCGGCGTTCGCCAACGTTGCGGACACGCGGGTCGCGGTCGCGGTCGGGGACTTCGAGCATACCTCGCCGCTCACGGGGAAGGTGAACCGGAGGAATGCGGCGTGGGCGGCGATGGCGCGCGCGGTACAGATCCCCGAGGGTGAGGCGCTCCATTACGTTGGGCGCGGCACGCTTGATCAGGTGAAGTCGCTCTATCGCGATGAGGGCCTTACGCCCGGCCTCGATGACGCGCGGTTTCTGACGCTGACGACGTATCCTGGTTATGCCGGGTACTATGTCACGCGCGGGCGCATCATGGCTCAGGCGGGGAGCGACTACAGCTTCTGGCAAAACGGTCGCGTCATCGATCGCGCGTGCGAGATTGCGCGCGACATTGGGATGCCGCTCATCGGCAAGTCGCTGCGCGTGAATCCGTCGACGGGCAAGATTCTTGAGGTCGAAGCGCGCCGGATCGAGAAGCGGATCAAGACGGCGATCGAGGGCGATCTTCTCGCGCGGGGGCAGATTTCTGGTGTCTCCGTCGTCGTCAACCGCGACACGAACATCATCTCGACGCAGACGCTGGAAATCGACATCGGCGTCATCCCGCTCGCCTATGCAGACTTCATCAACGAGACGCTGCGCCTGGTGAACCCGGCGCTGCTCCTCTCGTAAGGAGCGCACGCCATGGCCGGTATCGCGTACCCCGAGATCAACAACCGCACGTACAGCTATGCATCGGTGGAGATCGACGTCGACGGCGATCTGTTCACCGCCGTGAAGTCGATCAACTACAGCGATTCGCTCGATCCTGGAGAGCTTCGCGGAACGGCGGTGCATCGGCTCCAGCGCACCGATGGTGAGTACAAGGCCGAGGCGTCGATGGAGCTCTCGCTCGAGGAGGGATACCGCCTCATCAAGAAGCTCGGCAATGGCTTCATGCTGAAGGCGGTCAAGGTGACGGTGCAGTATGCGCCGGACAATATGCCCGTCATCACCGACGAGATCATCGGCTGCCGCATCAAGAAGGCCGACAACTCGAATCAGACGGGCGCCGACCCATCGATGATCAAGTTTGATCTCGATCCGATGTACATCATCAGGGACGGCGTTGCTCCGATCATCTTCAAGAACGGGCAGAGCACGTGACCGAGCTCGACGAGAAAACGAAGGCGCAGTTGAAGGAACAGCACGGCGACCGGATCGAGCAGATCGATCTGGACGACGATCTGTTTGTCGTGGCAAAGCCGCCGAGCGAAGGCGAGTACGAGCGCTTCACATCGATGCTGCTCGATGACGAGCAGAAGCCGAAGGCGATGAAGACGCTTGTGCTTGCATGCGTGGTGTATCCGCCGAAGGACGAGTTCCGGGCGCTCATCAAGGAGAGACCGGCGCTTATTGGCACCATCGGCAAGGAACTCCATGCAATGGCGGGTGCCGCTAAAGTCGTCAAGCGAAAAAAATTGTAGAGCGGCTCGGGCAGTCCCGGCGCGACCTCCTCGTCGCGGCCCGATGTCTGCGCGGCTATCTCCGGGGCGACGACGACATCGATGCAATCGTCGGCGGCGCGCTGTTCGCCGATGCGATCCTGAACCTTGCGAAGCTGAAGCTGTAACGGAGCCCCATGGCCGACGACGCGCTGAGCTGGCAGTTTCAGCTATACGACGAGATCAGCGCGCCGGCGAACAATGCGGCGGCCGGCGTCGAGAAGATCGTCAAGGAGATGACGGCCGCCGAGCAGGTCAGTCAGGGGTTCGAGAAGGACCTCGCGCGCGTTCGCGCGCAGCTTGTTCTCATCAAGGGCAATCCGGGGCAGTTCAGAGATCTGCAACTCGCGCGGAAGGAGCTCGGCGATCTTCAGCGCTCGCTTGCTCCGGCGAGCTCCGATGCCGAGAAGATGGTGAAGACGTTCAGGGACGGCGCGCCGATATTCGCCGGCCTCGGAGCCTTCGGCATCGCACAGGGCGCGAGCTTGCTCGTCTCTGCCGGCGAGAAGTACCTGTCGCTGGTGAAGGAGGCCGCGAACGTCGTCTATGGGTTCGCCGAGGCTGCGGTGAAGGCTGTGGCGAAGTCGGAGACGATCGGGCTCTCGTTCGAGCTCATGCTCGGCAAGGACGTGGCAGCTCAGACGCTCGCCGACGTTGCTGAGATCGCGGGTCGCACGAAGTTCGACGACGACGATTTGAAGCAGGCGTTGCGGCCGCTGCTGCTTTCGGGCATTCGCGATCCGAAGCAGATCGCGGACGCTCTTGCCGCAGCCGTTGACGTGGAGGCGATCGTCGGCGGCGGGCAGGCGACGGTGCATGGCTTCCTCGATGCCGTCGAGAAAGTTCGCAACAAGGGCGGCATCGGCGAGAAGCAGCTTCTTGGCTTCGGCGTGAATGCGGCGCAGTTCTACAAGGATCTCGGACAGCAGCTCAACGTCACGGCCGAGGCCGCCGAGAAGCTCGCGAGCGAGGGCAAGGTCGACCCCCAGCGCATCCTGACGACCATCTACCGCACGATCGCGGCGAAGCAGGGCGGCGCGCTCGGCATTGCGGCTGAGCGCGCTGCCGACACCGTCGAGGCGAAGCTCTACAAGCTGCAACAGCTTCCCGAGAACTACCTCAAGAAGTTCCTCACGTCGCCCGGCTTCACCGATCTGTCGAAGACGCTCGGCGACATCCTCTCCGCGCTCGACCCCGAGTCGCCGAACGGGCAGCGCATCTACAAGGCGCTCGAGGGCCTGTTCAACGATCTCATGCGCTGGGTGCGGGACATCACGACGCCGGGGAATATCGAGGCGCTTGCGCAGGGATTTGCGACGGCGCTCGACTTCTCGCGCACGCTGCTCGCGACGGTGAAGCAGGTGTTCGAGGTGTTTTCGCGGTTCGTCGAGCTCACCGGAAAGATCGCGACTGCGCCGTTCAAGCTCGGCTCGTTTCTCACGGGCGAAAGCGGTGCCGAAGAGACGGCCGTCCGTGCGGCCGCCGCAGCGGCGGGGGCGCGACGAGCGGCAGCGCTTCTTGGCTACAGCGACCTTCTCGCAGATGTCGGCATCGCGCTCCCTGCGCTCTCACCGCGCGGAGAAGGGATCGCGCCGTCGAGGTCGCGTGGGAATCGCGCGCCGCTGATGACGTTGACGATTCCGATCGACGCACGTGGCGCGAAGGGCGACGAGGCGGCGGAAGCGATCGCGGACAAGCTGAAATCGACGGCGGTCCCGCAGATCAAGTCGCTGCTGGAGACGTTCGCCGCGCAGCAAGGCGTGCAGGACGACGATGGCTGAGATTCCGTACTTCGGTCAGGACTCGGGTGGCAACCTCGATCCGTTTGCCGATGGGCGGGCGCTCGGCGATCGATCCGCGTGGGATACGATCGTGCTCGGCGGCGAGGTGGTCGACGCTATCGCGACCGTCAAGGCGAAGGGCGCGTTGAAGGTCGACGACAAGAGCGGGGCGGGGAAGAACGGCGGCTCGCCGGCATATCACGGTCGCGCGCTGGCGGCCGTCGAGATCACGCTGACCTATGCGACGAAGGCGCAGCATGACAAGATCGTCGCGCTGCTCGGAAGGCTGTGGCCGCCGGAGGCCGCGAAGAAGAAGCCGAATCCAGTCGACGTCTACCATCCAGCGCTGGTGCCGCTCGGCATCAAGAGCGTGACGATCATCGAGGTGGGGACGCCGGAGCCAATTGCGCGCGGCGCGATGCGCATTCCGATCAGGGCGCAAGAATTCAAGCGCCCATCGAAGGGGAGTGCGACGGTGAAGCCGATCGCGTCGGTGAAGAACAACATCGAGCCGGAACGGCTGAAGCAGGCGGGCAACTCGACGCCGGTTCTGCCGTCGAAGAACCCGGCCGCAGTGGGGCCGCGATAGATGGCGCTCATCACCGCGAACGGCAAAGATGTCGACGAGATCCATGTGTCGATGCCGCTGCAAGGCGCGTGGGTCGCGGATCTTTCGATCGACGCTGAATCCGGCTTTGCTCCTGGTGAGTCTGTCACGATTGCGGCTGCCGGAGGGTTGGAGCTCAAGGGGACTGTGCTTCCGTCGCGAGGCGGTGAGCATATCGGGTCGGTGCAGACGCGCGTCGTCGGCGGCAATGGCGGATTGTCGAAGCTCGCGACGCCGACGAACTACCAAAGCGCGAAGGTGAGCGATATCGTCGGCGCGCTGATGGATGATGCTGGGGAGAAGCTCTCGTCGACGATCGACACGGCGCTGCTGTCGCGAGTCGTCGATCGGTGGCATGTCGTGCGGCAGCCGGTTGCGACGGCCCTCGCCGCGCTGCTCGCCGCCATTGCGCCGTCGGCGTCGTGGCGTGTTCTGAGCGACGGCACGGTCTGGTTCGGCGAGGAGACATGGCCAACGCTGTCGGTCGACGCCGAGGTGATGACGCGCGATCCGGCTGAGAACACCGCTGAGCTTGGCGTCGACACGCTGTCGATTACGCCCGGCGTGACGCTGCCCGATCTTGGGCGCGTAGAGCTCGTCGAGCACTGGGTTGGGTCTGACAAGGCGCGCAGCGTTGTCACGTTCGAGGCGAGCGGCGCCGAGCGCGGCAAGGGTGCGCTGCTCGCGCTTGCGCGGGCGGCGTTTCCGACGATTCGATATCAGCGGCTCTACCGGGCGAAGGTCGTGAAGCAGAACGGCCAGAAGGTAGATGTCGACTGCGACGATCCGGACATCGGCAGTCTTGTCGACGTGCCGATCCGCCATGGGCTTCCGGGCATCGAGGTCACGATTGCGCCGCAGGCATGGGTGCGGCTTGGTTTCGATGATGGTGACCCGCAGAAGCCATTCGTCGGACTGTGGGACGGCGGCGAGTCGGTTACCGAGATCAAGATCGCGGGCAGCACCTACTCGATTCCAAAGTGGGACGACTTTCTATCTGGGACAGGCGCGCTAAAAGACGCGCTCGATGTGATTAAGACGGCGCTCACGACCAACTGCGTGAATGGCGCGCCGCTTCTTGCGCCGCTCAGTCCAGAGCTCGCGAAGCTAACCGCGTTCATCGCGGCGCTTGGCGGACCGACCTACAAGCTGTCGAAGATCAAATATGGCTGATTACGGCACTGACCTCGCTGTTGTCGACGATCTACCGTCGCGCGATGCATTCGTCAGCGGGCGGCTGAACGTCGGCTATGCGCTCGCGCGACGGCTGCAGACGCCGCGCGGTGCTCTTGCTGCGATTGGGGACGACGCGGATTACGGGCTCGACATCCGACAGCTTGTCGGCGCGGGGCTCACTGACCGGCAGCGGGCTGAGTGGGAGGCGGCGATTGCGGCCGAGTGCCGCAAGGACGACCGCGTCGATAGCGCGCTCGTGACGATCACGAGCGACATCGGCACGCAGACGCTCACGGTCGATATCGCTGTCACGCTCGTCGACGACGAAGAGCCCTTCCCGTTTGTGCTCACCGTCGATAAGCTTACGGTCGAGTTCTTGGAGGCCGCCTGATGCCGACCCTCTCAGAGCTACTGAGATCGGCGACGCTCGATGCCGTCATCTCGAAGATGCTCGGCGTGTTCCAGTCGGCCGGGTTTCCCGTCACGGATTGGGATTCGAGCGGCGGCAGCGAGCGAACGCGCATCAAGGCATTCGCGACGGCGCTGAAGGATCTCGCGGCCGACTTGATTCCTGCGATCGCTGCCGGCGGCTTCATCGACTACGCGACTGGCGCGTGGCTGAAGCTCACGGCGAAGCAGATGTATGACCTCGACTACGTCGCCGCATCGTACACCGTCGGGACCATTCGGCTCACGTGCGCGCCGAGCGCCGGCCCGCATACGCTCTCTGTCGGGCAGACTCTCTTCAAGTTTCCGTCGGGGAATCGCTACACGCTTTCGGCGCTGCCGAACGGCAACGTGCTCGCGAGCGGCGGAACCCTCGACGTGACCGTCACGAGCGAGTCGCCGAATCAGTCGGCGCTCGGGCTGAATTACATCGACCCGTCGAACGCTTCGCCGATCGTGATGACGAAGCCGCTCACCGGAGTTACGGCGACGAACCCGGCGCCGGCATATTCGCCGGTCACGCAGATCGGGACGGGGACGGGGACGGTGACGCCGAGCGGTTCGCCGAACAGCGCGCATCAGGTCGTCATTCGCATCGATACCAATGGCCAGGCTGGGGTCGCATCGTGGTCGTACTCGATCGACGGCGGCGCTTTCGTAAGCGCGGGCGCGGTATCGTCGGCGACGAATCTCGGCGGATACGGAATCGACGTCACGCTATCGAACGGCTCGGTTTCCCCGAGCTTTCTGACGAACGACCTCTACAACTTCTCTACGCCGGGCACGTGGATCACGACGCAAGGCCGCGACGAGGAGAGCGATGTCGCGCTGCGCGCGCGCTCAAAGAATCGATGGCCGTCGCTCAATAGCTATGGCGCGAGCTCGCCAACGCTCGGGTTCTACGACTTGCTCGTGCGCGAGTCGTCGACGCAGATCACGCAGACGCGCGTTCAGACGGACGGGACGATCAACAACAAGGTGTGGATCGTCATCGCCGGGCAGGGCGGCGCGCTGCCTCCCGCTGTTGTGAGCGCGGCCGACGCCTTCGTGAAGAAACGAGTTCCGATCACCGACTTCCCCGTTGTCGTGTCGCCGACGATCCGTACCATCACGCTCTCGGGGACCGTCACGGTCGAGCGCGAGAAGGAGACGGCGGCGAAGGCGGCCGCAGAGGCGGCGGTGCGCACGTACATCAACACGACGGTCGGCATCAACGGGATCGTGCGCCTCGCAGAGATCATCGATGCGCTCATGTCCACCGACGGGATCATCGACGTGACCGGTCTTCAGATCAACGGCGCATCGGCCAACCTCGCATTGCCAGTGGTGGCGGGCGCGTTCGAGCTCCCGTCGTGGACGCAGGCGATCGCGAGCGCGCTGACCTGGACGACGAGCTAAGGCGATGGGCTTCTATCGTGAGTGGTACGAGAAGCTCAACATCCCGTGGCTCGTCGGCCGCACGACGGGAAAGAAGGAGGCTGGCGCTCTCGGGGATATTCTCGACGGGTACGCGGACCTGGCCGATGACGCGACGAAGGCACGGTTCCCGGATTACGCGCCGAGCGATGCGTTGCCTGCAATCGCGAGCGAGCGTCAGATTTTCCAGGGCTACGGCGAGGGCGAGGGCCAGTGGCGAGGTCGGCTGCGTGGCGCATGGGAGGCATGGAAGCGCGCTGGGTGGCACCTTGGGATGCTCTTGGCGCTCTACTACGACGGCTACACCGATGCGGTCATCGTGCAGCAAAACGGGCTTTATGCGCGTCTCACGCTGCCGCTTGCCGCTGACCCGCTATCGTCGCTGAACATCGGCATGCTCGGCGCGATCGCGACCGATTTGACTTCCTCGAAGCCGGGCGGGCCGACGATTCCAGCGGGCAACCCATGGTGGCTGTTCGACGGCGATACTGCGTTCTGTTCGCGCTTTGCGGTGTTGCTGCCGACGCAGCCCGACTTCTGGATGCATCGAGGGGTCGCAACATTTGCCGGAACCGACACGGCCACGGTGGTATGGTCGCAGCCGTTTCCGTCAAGCGCGTATCAGACTGTCGTCGGCGCGGTGCAGACGAGCGATGGTCCGGTCGTGGTCGTCGTCGATTCGGGGTCGAAGACGGCGACCGGAGCGACGCTGATCGCATCCGATGCGTTCACCGGCACCGTCGACGTGTTCGCGTGGGCCGCGGGCGAGAACCCGCTATGCTGCCCGAGCGCGAGCGCGCTCGCGAACCTGCGCCGCACGATTCGGCTGTGGCGGCCGGCGAAGGCGAAGTGCGTCGGAATCTATGCGAACACCGTCGGGAAGTTCGTCGGCTGGCCACTGCGCACAGTGGGATCCGGCGGCACGGTCGGCCCCGGCGAGGTTGTTTCGTACGCAGCTGACTAGGGGAGGACAATGCCAACGAATTACACGGGGAATCCGACGGCGGCGCAAGCGCCGTCGCCCGCGCCGTCGCTCGATGTTGACCCGATTGGGGCGCTCGTCACGGACACCGATGCTCAGGCGGCCGCGTCGTACATCCATCCACAGAAGGTCGCGCTCGACTGGATTGCGTTCCTGCGTCGCGAGGTGAGAAAGCTCAACCGGACGATCGTCGAAGATCACTTCACCGGTTCAGTAGTCGGCACCGATCGTTGGATCACGTCTGGTTCGCCGACGGTGGTCGACGATTCCGCGAATGGCGCCAATGGATCATGTCAGTTGGTCGGAGCATCATCGCAGTCAATTTCGATCAAGAACTGCGCATTTGGAACGAGCGATTTCAAATTTGAAGCTCATATTCGCGTGAGCGGAGTGACAAGCTCTACCAATATTATCGTTGGTGTTGGTAATGTCTTCGTAAATGGTCTCTCATTTTATATTGCAGGATCGGTCTCGACGACATATTGGGGCGTTTCAATCGATAATGTCGCCACAGCGCCGAATGGGACGCCGGTAGCAATCAGCTCTGGCTATGTCACGCTCGAACTAACGCGGACGTCGAATGCCGTAACATTCAAGATCAATGGTACGACGCTGCATACGATTGCTTCGTATACAACGAGCCTCACGCCAGGCTCAATTTTTATGAATTCCGCGATATCTGGCATCCTTTTTATTGATTACGTCCGCTTTCAGCTTCTCTCGTGACGGAGGCCTGAGATGGCACTCGCAACCCCGTGGCAGGCCACCTTCAACGGCACGCAGGACTTCATCGATATTGTCATCTCCGACCAGGGAACGACGAACTACGGCGTCTTCATGGGCGTGGAGACGGACGCGCCCGTCGTCGCGTACGTCGACACGGGCACGGCAAAGACGTCGACTGGTTTCCGTCTAGCGGTATCGGATCGCTTCACCGGTACCATCAACGGCATCGTCATTCCGAGGTAGACATGCAAAGGTTCGTTATCGCTTTGGCGCTGCTCCTGTCCGCGTCGACCGTCGGTTACGCGCAGGTGAAGCCGACGAGGCTCGGCGCTATCGACTTCCCCGACGGTTCGTCGATCGGTGTCTCAGCGGCTGGACGCGCCCGCCTCCGCTATCACCTCGGCAACAACCGTCTCGAGGTGTCGCTGAACGGCGCCGCGTACACGGCGCTCAACGGTGGCGGTAGTTCGTCGACGATGCAGGACATCTACAACAACAGCACGAACCCGGTGCGCATCATCGAGGACAACACGCGCTCGAAGTTGATCCTGCGCGCGAACAGCAACGGTGATGCACCTCTGGTGTTTGAACACTCCTCGGGTACGCAGACTGCATATATGACAGCGCTCGGTGTCCTTGTCTCCAACGGCCTGCTCGTCCAAGGCGATGCGACGGCGCGACACTATGTTGGTAGCAGTAGTACGCCCACGTGCGCCGTCGGCGGCGCGCTCGGCACTGGCTCGCCGAGCTGTTCGATCTCGGGGACAGATGGCGCGTACGAGGTCACCGTCACGACTGGGTCGTCCGGCGCTGGAACTGGCACGATGGTCACCGTGACGAGTTCGGCGGCATGGAGCGCGGTCGCGCATTGCGTGATGACACCGACGACGAGCGGGAGCGGCACTGCACTGTATGCCGTCTACTATGACCGGGCCGGTTCGTCGACGACGACGCAGGTATGGGGCACCGCAAACGCGCTCTCAAATGGATCGACCTACAAATTTGACGTTCTCTGTATCCAGTGAGCAAGGAGTAGACGGCGGCGGCTCCCGGGGAGGAGATGGTAATGATTGGTGCGCTCTTTCGCGTGGTGCTGAACTGATGGGCTCGGCGTTTGCCTTGGCCGCGTTGCTTGAGCTGGTTCATGATTCGCCGGCAGAGGTGCGACGCGACATCACGGAAGAGGCGATGCTTGATGCGCTCGCGGTCGAATTCGACGAACGCCACGTCGAGGGACTAGACATCGATCGGAGGCTGGATGAGCTCGAGCGGAGATATATCGCGCGGCGTCGCGAACGCGCTCTTTGAAGCGAACGAGGAGCTGCGCGCGACTGGCCGTCGCCTTGACAGGATTGCGACAATCCTTGAGCGACTGACGCCCGATGTTGCCGACCTCCGCGACACGTTCGAGGGAACGGTCGTCCACGAGATCCGCGCCGAGCTCAAGCGTATCGCGGAGCGGCTCGCGGTGATCGAGCATGCCGTTGAGGGCGCGGCGCAGGCGTCGCGTGAGGCCTCGGCGCAGGCGTTCGCGACGCGCGAGGCGACCGGTCGCGTTCAGCTTACGGCGGCGGGAGTCGACAAGAGCGGCACGGTGAAGTCGATCGCGCGTGCCGTCTTTTCGGCGCCCGTCACCAAGATCCTGGCCGTCGCGGTGCTCGTGTTCTCGCTCGTCGTCGGGGCCGGCGTAGCAATTGCCGTCTATCAAGAAGTCCGCGCGATCAGGGCGCGGATGGGAGGTTGACGTGATCGAATGGCTGAAGGCTCACGCGCGCGACATCTTCGACGTGCTCGCGGTCGTGTATATCATTTTGCTGTCCGTCAAGAATCGCTACGGCGACAAGGCGCCGAAGTGGGTTGACGTGGCCCTCGACGTGCTCGCGTTGCTGCCGAAGCGCGGTGCAGTGGGCGTGCTCGGGCCGGTCAACGTGCCGCTGGTGCCGTCATTCGGTGGCAAGCAGGACAAGCCCCAGGATCCGCCGGTCTCAGGCGCGGCGCTCGTGCTCGTCGTCGCGTCGCTCGGGATTGCGGTGGCGACGAGCGGGTGTGCGCTATCCCCTGCTGGCCGCGCGCATGTGGCGCTCTCGACGGCGGCGCAGATCGGCGAGGCCGCCGACAAGGCGATCTCGGCGGCTGACCAGGCGTTCCAAGATTCCGCAGTCAGAGAGGCCGAGGAAGCCGGCTCGACGACGGCCGCGCGGTTGAAGCTCGCTGCATGGCGGGACAAGCGCGCGAAGGCGCGTGCGGCCGAGCAAGAGTATTACGCCGCGCTCGTCGGCTGGCAGATAGCGCTGACCGTTGCCGAGAACGCGAAGGATAGGCGCTTCGACTTCGCGGCGCTGATCGACGGCGTGACGAAGATGGGGCGCGCGCTTCTCGATGGTCTGCGCGGGCTCGGAATCAACGTGCCGGGGGTGCCGAATGGGTCTCGCTGAGGAAATCATCACGCTCGTGGTCACGCTTGCGCCGATCGCAGTGAAGCTCGCTTCCGGCGGGATCAGCGAGGACGAGGCACGGAAGCAATCGCGCGAGGCCATTGCGGCGTTCGCTTCTCGACTCGCCGACGGTCGCGATGAGGATGCCAAGCGCGATGCCGAGACCGACGCGAAGCTCGACGAGATCGACAAGGCGCATTCCCAGCGATGACCAAGATCATGTAATCTTCATCGCGGACGAGGAGTAGGCACATGTCCAAGAGCAACTCGTGGGAAAACTCACTTCTCCTGCTGCTGTTCAATAACAGCAACGTGGCGAATGTCGGTGACGCGACCGGGCTTCGTGGCTCGACGACCGCGGGCAATCTCTACGTCTCGCTGCATACCGCCGATCCTGGCGAGGCCGGCGACCAGTCGACGAACGAGGCGACCTATACCGGATACGCGCGCGTTGCCGTCCCGCGTTCGAGTTCCGGCTGGGTCGTCTCCGGCAACCAGGTCGCGCCCGCGTCGACGATCAGCTTTCCGGCGGGCACTGGCGGGTCGGGCACGGTGACGCATTTCGGAATCGGGACGGCATCGTCCGGCGCGGGAACGCTGCTCTACAGCGGCACGGTGACTCCGAACATCGTGACCGGCAACGGCGTCACGCCGCAGCTTTCGGCGACGAACATGATCTCCGAGGACTAAGCCGTGGCGATCTCTTCGCGCGACGGTCTTATCGCCGCGCAGGCGGCGGCGCAGCACATCCAGTTCACGAAGACGGTTGCGCGCACGTCGGTGGCGGCGACTCCGTTCAGCGTGTTCGATATCGCGGGCAACCCCGGGGCCGGGGTGCTGGCCGGAACGTCGACCACTGCTGGCGTCGTTCCCACCGACGCCACGGCTGGGTGCCCGGTAATCAATGCGTTCACTGGCTCGAATACGGGGTACCTCACGCGCGTGCGGTATGCGTCGTCGGTGGCGTGCCGGCTCGGCATCTACGACATGCTGTGGAAGGCCGGCGCGTACTCGTTCAACGCCAGCGTCACCCTTTCGTCGCAGCCGTCGTATGCGTCGCGCATCCCCGGCGGCGACTACGCGGGTACCCAGATCTGGGTCGAGACGGTCACCGCGTTCACGGGCAACCTATCGATCGCGGTCACGTACACGAACCAGGGGGGTACGGCCGGGCGCAGTACAGGCACCGTCGCCACCGGCGTCGCTCCGACGGTGGGGCGCATGATTCAGCTCCCGCTTCAGGCTGGCGACACGGGCGTGCAGAAGATCGAGTCCGTGACGGCGACGGTCGCGACCGCCGGCACCTTCAATCTGCTCGTGCTGCGACCTCTGTGGGAGGGTCGATGCCCGATCGCGACCGCCGGCGATGTCCACGGCCCCGATAGGACGGGCATGCCGCAGGTCTTCGCCGACTCCGCGCTCTTCCTGATGGTCACTGCCGATTCCACCTCGACGGGCATTCCAGATCTGACGATCGACATCGCCAACGGGTGAGGTGACACGTGGCGGAGCTCTACCGCGCGCCGCTCTCCTCGCCGTATCCGATTCCGTTCGTCGACGACGATGCGTCTCCGTGGCCGCTCGTCGTCGATGACGATTTCTTTCCTCCCAGTCAGAGCTCGAACGCGAGCGCCGCCGGCACATCGACGGCGAGCGCGACCGGCTCATCGATTGCGGCCGGTAGCGGCACGTCAGCCGGCACCTCGAGCGCCGCTGCGACCGGCGCGGCGAAGGCGGCGGGTACCGGTGCGGCATCGGGGACCGCGAATGTCGCCGCGACCGGCTCGGCGACCGCGAGCGCGGCAGGAAGCTGCGCTGGCGTAGCATCGGCCAGCGCCGTCGGCTCGTCGACCGCGACGGCGAGCGCCTCGGCATCGGGGGCGGGCGATGGCGCAGCGACTGGCGCTTCGATTGCGACCGGCGCCGCGGCCGCGAGCGGCACTGCGACCGTAGCGGCGACCGGCGCTGCAACGGCGACCGCTTCGGCGAGCGCGTCGGGCACCGCGACCGTTGCGGCGAGCTCCGTCTCGTCGTCGACGGCGAGCGCGAGCGGCACCTCGATTGTCGCGGCGACGGGTGCCGCGATCGCGACTGCCACTGCCACCGCTGCCGGATCGGCGACCTGCGCCGCCTCCTCTGCCGGCGTTCAGCGAGCCGGCACGCTCATCATCGGCGCGCGGCCGCTTACCTCGATTCTCCTTGCCGGGCGAGCTATCACCGAGATTGAGCTGCTCGCGCAGCCGATTGCCTCGATTATCGTTGATGGGCAGGCTCTCGCCGAGATTGCGCTGCTCGCGCGGCCGCTTGCTACCATCACCCTCGGAGGTTCCGAGATGTACGACGTAGGCGATGTCGCCCGAATCGACGTGACCGTGAAAAATGCCAGTGGCGCGCTCGCCGATCCAGCCACGCTCGTTGCGCGGACGAAGAGGCCGGACGGCGTTGTCACGGTCTACACCTATGGCGTCGATCCGCAGTGGTCGCGGCTGAGCACTGGGACGTACACGCTCGACATCAGTCTATCGGTGTCCGGCGTGTGGTGGTACCGAATTGAGACGACCGGAGCCAACGTCGTCGGCGCCGAGGAATCGAGCGTCACCGTGAAGCCATCGCAGGTTCTGCCGTGATTCTCGGTTGTCGTCGCGCGAAAATCGCCCTCGTGTTCGCGGCGCCGCTCGTGTGGGCGCTCGTCGCGCTCTTGGCGGTCGGGGACGCTGAGCCGTGGACGCGCTCGACGTAATCGATACGCCGACTCGACATGAACTGCCCGAGCGGCAGACACCACCGGTCTGCGTGATCGTGCACGCGACGGGCGAGACCGACCTTGACCGCTGTCTCGATTGGTACACCGACGCGCGCGGGAGCAACACCGACGGCATCGCGCCGCACTACCTCGTCACGGCGACCGGATCGATCCGACGCATCGTCGACGAGGGGCGCGTCGCGCGGCATGCGGCTATGCGCGCCGCCGAGGCTGCGGCCTATCGGCAGGGGTGGGAAACCTGGTCGCGCTGCGTTTGGTCGCCCGACGATCGCGTTGTCGACCTCGGCGTCGAGCAGCCGCGCTACCGCCTATGGCGCGAGACATGGCGGCGCACTGTCGCGCTGCAATCGCCGCTCGAGCTTGTGAGCGGCGATAGCCCGAACCGGCGCAGCATCGGGATCGAGGTGCAGAGCCTCGAGCGCCCGCCGCGCGGCGACGTGTTCGAGCCGCAGCAGTACCAGGCGCTCGCGGCGCTCCTCGCTGACGTGTGCAAGCGCTGGCGCATCCCGCTCGACCGCGAGCACGTCCTCGGGCACTACGACGTGTCGCCGTTGCGCCGGGCGAACGCGGGCGGGAGCTTCGATCCGGGCGAGCGGTTCAACTGGTCACGGCTATGGGACCTATGCCGCTAGGACCGCGACCGCACGACCGCGAACGCGACGCTCACTCCGATGTCGGAAGGCGGTATTGGGTTTTACGAGAACCGGTCCCGGAGAATACGAGCGACCGCGACGTCGACTCCGATCCAGACCGTGACGTTGATCCAGACCAAATCCTCGCACTGCGACAAAAACAGGACATCGACCATGCCCTTGACGAATCTGGCCTATATCCTGAGTGTGACAATGATGTGTATGTCAAATAGTGCGCAGCTCGCGAAAATAGCATTATTCATCCTCAGCTGACGGCAACCACCGCGACATCGAGATCGAAGACAACCGCCGGATCGAACCGCGATGCCGATGTTTCTGTCACGTCGCGCCTCACTTGTACTCCATCGCGATCATTCGCGACCAAGGACGCGAACGCGACGCAGCACTCGTCCACGCCCGCGACGTAGAACGCGACTCCGATTGTGACCGCGAACAAAGCCGCGATGACGACCACGACTGCGATATCAATAGCAACCACGCCCAAGACCGCGATCCAGAACGCGACCACGACCGTGATGCCAATCGCGAAAGTGACCGCGACCGCGAACGCGACCGCGAGGCCGTGGTATCAGTCAATGAGCGATTGGACCTCATTTGGCATCCACTGATCGCGACGGCATCATCGATAGCGACAGCGCCCGCGACCTCGACATCAACCGCGATCTCGACCGCGATGACGACCGCGACCTCGACAATGACATCGACCACGATCTTGACGTTGACCAAGACCGTGATGCCGACGCCGTCAACTCTCCAGGCAACGATCTCGACACCGACTGCACCAACGGGTTCGACCATGATAGCGAACGCGACCCATGTACCAACCCGGACGCAGACAATGACCATGACCGCGACCACGACGTGTAAGTGATATCGCGCCTCACTTGTCCTCCATCTCGACAAGAATCCCCCGCCCGCACAGCCACCGCCGAGCGTCCTCGTACGCGATCCCGTCAACGGTCCGGCGCAGCTTCGCGCCCTCCCCCCGCCTCAGCGCATCCGGCGATAGCGACGCCAGCGCCGCAAGCTCGCGCACGGGTACGTCGGTGCCATGGCACAAGCGGATGCGCGCCTGCGCGGCGAGGATCACGACGCCAAAATCCTGCGTCGCGTCCACATCGGTCTCGAACTCACTTGCGTCGATCGTGCCGTCTGCGGCGCGCGTGTAGAGCGCGGAAATCACCGATAGGAGCGTATCAGCGGCCATGCCGGAGTCGGACAAGTCGACCGCCTCGCCTGTCTGTGCCCACTGCGTGAGGGCCTGCACATCGCGGCCGAGCGTCGAGACGCGAGCGATTTCGGCGTAGGAATCGATGCGGCGGCCACCGATTTCGATCGAACACGTCGAGCTGGCGTCGAGGCGAGATGCCAGCGACGCGACGTGACCCATGACTGCGCCGATGACGGACTCGGCGACCCGGAGCGGATCGAGGTCACGAAGACGAGGATAGGCGGATGGACGACCAGCTGGCATTGATCAGCTCAATAAGATCGGCTCCAACTGCGACCGCGACCATGACCACGACCGCGACTGCGACCGCGACCATGAATGCGCCCAAGAACGCGACTGCGACATTGACATCGATTGCATGAGCGACCACGACCGCGACGTTGAATCAGAATTCGACCACAACCGCGACCACGAACCGAATTGCGACAACGCCAACGACAACGCCCACGACCTCGATCCCGATGATGACGCAGACGTATCAGTCACGTCGCGCGGTGAGCGCGCTCGCGGCATTATTTAGTTCATCCTCTTTTCGCATAAGTTGACAAATGCGGTGTATACAATCGCCGCTGCTATCTTGACCCGGACCGTTGTCTCAATCGCAGACAAATAGGCGAATGTAACACATTATTCTGCATCCGCGATCCAGACATAGACCGCGAATAAAATAGTTCCCACGACCACGACCGCGTCTTCGACATTGACCCTGTATTCGCAGTAGATATCGACTCCGAACCAGATCGCGACCACGATATCGATCTGCGGTTTGCACCATTTCTTGACCATGACCCCGCATGTCGCCAATGCATTGGCGACGACATCGATGCCGATAGCGACGCCGCATGAAAATATGGTTGAATGTTATACAGATATGGGCCCAGCAGCCTCATTTCGCCTCCGTTGGCCGCGATATCGCGCGCGACCACGACCAGTCCCATTTATTGGACCGCGATGTCGACTCCGGCCGCGGTTTATATGCTGACATCGAACACGACCGAGATCCAGACAAGACGGCGATTGGGTGGCCGGCGTAGTTACGCCGGCCACCCAATCTTCCAGTTCTACTTACTTGGTTTCCAGCAGGCCGTCATTGTACCCCTTATGCCACTCGACGCCGTTCACGGACCCGCGCGGCACGATGACGTGCCCGACGTACTCGCGCTCGGGCGAGATCTGCGGGTTTTTCACGTACTCGCTTCGACGCCCGGTTTCGACCACCCACGATGCGTCGCGCAGGTGATAGTCCGTCTCCGTGCATGCGACGAGCTGCCCGAAATAGATCGGCCCCGTTGTGATCAGGCTGTACCAGTCGCCATCGAACGGACCGAGGATGCGATTCCCATGCTGCTCGCGCTCGGCGGATTTGAGCACATACTTTTTCTCGAAATCGGCAAGCGCGGCCTTTCTCGAGGTCGGCTCGCTCAGCGAACTTTCTCGCTCATCGAGCAGGACACGAGCGCAAAAGATGTTCGCAGCCTCGTTGCCTTTGAGTGCGAGATCGCAGACCTTGACCAGTTCGTGCCGATTGTCCTTCTTGGCCTCTTTGCGCAGATCTTCGATCTCTTTGTCGCTGATGACGTTTGGAATCATCTGGATGCCTCCTTCTCTCGGCGATAGAGGGGTCGGCGCCGCAACATCGACCCACGTTTATTTCGGCGGTGGCGATTACCGCCTCACATGAAGAGGCTAGCCGTCGCTTGGCTCAGCGCCGAGCTCATTCAGCGCGGCTCCTGTCACTGCGACTGCATTTTGCAGTTCACGCTCACTTGATCTGAGCGAATACTGTCTCTCGATCTTGGCGAGATCGTCTTTTTGCTGACGAAGCAACCTGCGAGCCAAAACCAGTATCGCTTTTTCGTCGCCTTCGAGTGCGAGATCGCAGATGTCGCTGACGAGATCTTTGAGCTCTTCGTTCTCGTCATACCAGTAATCTGGGTCATCGCCGTAGGCTTCGCGGATCTCTGTGCGCTCGACGCCATCGAGATAGATGCTGTTGCGCAATCCTTTGATTGCTCTGATGTACCAATTGTCCTCTGACAATGAGATCGGCTCGCTCAGCGATTTTTCTCGCGCGTCGAGCAGCATGTGAGCGCAAAAGATTTGCGCGGCGTCGTTGCCTTTGCGTGCGAGATCGCAGATCTTGACGAGATCATCATCACCTTTCTCTTTTGCCTCTTTGCGCAGAGCTGCGATTTCATTTTCGGAAATGAAAGTGATGAACATCTTGATGCCCCCTTCCACAAGGAATGGCGGCCGACGTTGCAACGTCGGCCGATCGTTTTTTCGGCGGTGTTCATCACCGCCTCACAAGAACCAGTATAGCCACTATTTCACGCCGCGCAAGCGTGAAATTAAAAAATCGACATCTTACGTAGAAGTCGAGAGATTGTCTATACTTAGCTCGCGATGACCGATCCGCCACGTCACCGCGCGTGCGATTTCCGCTCCTCAGCCTCAATCCGTATCGCGAGCACGGCAAGCTCCTCGGCCAGCACCCGCACCCTCGCCGCGCCGAGCGGCCACGCGATCTCGCCCGCAAGCCGGCGCAAGTCGTCGGCGATTGCCGTGAGCTCGGCGATTGCGTCCGCGGGGAGTAGAGGCGCTGGCTTCATTTCTCCCCATCGAACTCTTGCTTACACACAGCCGCGTGTTCGTAGATGCCGCGCGGCGCGGAACAGCGGAATCCGCAGGCGCACCTATACTCGCGCCAGTAGTATACCGGTCCGCTATACATAAAATCGTCCATGGCATGCTTGTCCATGAAGCGACGTAAAGCCTTCGCCTCTTGGCGTTCAAACTCTTCGAGAGTCATGACGATACCGCCTCGGTCCTTCTACCGGCGACCAAAGTCGTTCATCGCATACCGTCTCTCGATCTTGGCGAGATGGTCTTTTTGCTGACTGAGCAACCTGCGAGCCAAAACCAGGACCGCTTTTTCGTCGCCTTCGAGTGCGAGATCGCAGATGTCTATGACTATATTTTTTAGATCTTCGTTCTTGTCATAGAAGTAATCATCTCCATAGCGCTTGCGGAGATCTGCGCGCTCTAAGCTCTCGTAGTAGATTCTGTCACGCAATCCTTTGATTGCTCTGATGTACCAATTGTCCCCGGATAATGAGATCGGCGCGCTCAGCGACTTTTCTCGCGCATCAAGCAGAACGCGAGCGCAAAAGATTTGCGCCGAGTCGTTGCCCTTGCGTGCGAGATCGCAAAATTTGACTATCTCTTGGTCACCTTTCTCATTAGCATCTTTACGCAGATCTACGATTTCTTTGTCGAAAATGAAGTCAATGAACATCGTCGTCGGTGAACCAGATGTTCGTGCAGAATTGCGCTAGAAGACGCAGGTTCGGCAGCGCCAGCTCATTCCAGATCCTTGCGCGCGTCTCAGGCGTCGCGTCTAGCCTATCGTAGATCGCTGCTAGGGCGTCGATGCGCTCAATAACATCGGCCTTCAGTTTCAGCCAGTCGGGACGCTCACCCATTCGTCACCTTCGCCGTGTCAGCGCGTCGGAACTGCTCAACGGCAGCGCTTAGCTGTCGCACGCTCACTTCGAGCGACTCGACGTGCGCCAAGACCGATAGCAGCCGCTCGCGTCCCACCGTGACGAACTGCTCACCGGTATACCCCGCATGCTGCACGAGGTCGCGGACGAATTGGATGTCAGCCTCGATCAAGCTCATTCGCTTCCTCCTCGCTTCGGCGTAGCGCCGTCGCTCGCGCTCGGCATTTCGATTCGCGCATCGCCGGCAACGCTGCCCGCGTTTCGCGTCGAACTTCCTGCACTCGACGCAGATCCCGTGCGCAATGCACCATTGTCGTCTATCGATATTTCCCACGCCTTCTCCACTGACGCATGTACGCAGCATGCGCAGCCTTGCAGTCGCATTTCTCCATTCCGCAACGTCGGCAGAGCCCAGCTTCGCTGCGGGCAAATTGCCGCGCATCCTCGGCGTCGCGATGCAGCTCCAGATGGCGCCCGCACAGGCTACGACCGACCACGGCGGGCGCGGTGCACCATACGCAAATTCCGGCGCTCCTCGCAGCCGCTCGCCTTCGCCGCATGTACTCGCGACGATACGCGCGACCGATTTCGCCTTCATCGCTCCACATTCCCATAGCGCTCAGCAGCGGAATCGAACCGCTGTCACCGACGACGACGGAGGGGGCGCCATCGACGTCAGTGTCCCTGTCTGAGCAATGCCCGGTCCCACGCACCGGCCGGGCCTCGGCACTTCGTTCGCCCTCTGCCGTGCGTCTTTCGCGTTTACGGGGCGGCTCGGGGCGCGTCGGCGTGGGTCGACGCTAGAACGGAATGAAATCGTCGCTCGGCGGCGCAAAGTCGTCCGGCGGCGCGCTCTCTTTGCGCCCGCCACCCGACTTGACCGCGCCATCGCCTTTGCCACCACCGAGAAACACGACGTGATTCGCGACGATCTCGGTCATGTACTTCTTCTCGCCCGTGTTCTTGTCATCCCACGAGCGAGTTTGAATCTTGCCCTCGACGTAGACCGAACGGCCCTTGTCGAGATACTGCGTACAGTTCTCGGCGAGCTTCCCCCAAACGACAACCCGGTGCCATTCGGTCTTTTCTTGCTTCTGTCCGTCTTTCGTCCACGTTTCATTCGTGGCAATTCGCATCTCGGCGACGGAAGTACCAGACGGCAGGTGTTTCATCTCCGGCTTGGCCGCGAGATTGCCAATGATGATGACCTTGTTGACGCTTGCGCTCATTTACGCCGCCTCCGTTTCGCCGCCAATCGGCGTCTCGAATTCGCCCGCGCTCGGCGCAGGATCTTGCGAAGCGCCGCCTTTGGGCACGCCCTTCCCGTCGGTCGGAACCAGCTTGTAGATCTCTCCCTTCTTCCGACGCGGCCGCTTGATCTCGACGGTCTTCGCCGCCTTCATCTCAGGCGAGCCGAAGATCCGAATGCCACCGACCTTTTTCCCGGCAAGGTCGACGTTCGGGTTGTTGTAGATGGTCACGTAATGACCAATCCATTTCTCGTAATCGCGCTCGTTCAGCACGTGCGCGATCAAGGCCGCGTTTGTTTTGCACACGACCATCTCGCCCTTGCCGTCCGCAGCGCTGTACTGCATGACGACCTTGTTCTCGACGCCGCGCTCGCCCTCGAGCTCGGTCACGTGAATGGCGTCGATCCGAATCACCTTCGGCGCCGCAAGCGCTTCCTTCTTCAGAAACCGACCCGGATAGAGCGTCTCGTAATCAGCCATCATCCATCTCCTCCGGCGCTTGCGCGATCGAATCGTCATCGTCATCGATCACTCGCGCCGTCAATTCCCGATCCTCGTCGCTCCACATCCATGCCGGCAGCGACAGGCTGCGCTGTTCCTGGTATCGCCCCGGCCACTCGCCCGACGCCCGGCACTCGGCCACACGCGCGAGCAGCCGCGCGTTCTCTTCTTCGGCCACTCCAAGCGAATCCTCGTCGATCACGAACACGCCAACATCGTGCGGCGGCTCAATCTCGGCGGCGACGATCACGCACGGCTTGACGACTCCAGTCAGCGTCGCGATTCCGGACCGGTAAAACGCGAGCTGGTTGAAGTAGCCCATGCGCGCGGCCAAGCTCGCGAACCTCCGTTCCTCAACGCTCTGGCACGTCTTGATGTCAATCACGAATTCGTTTTCGAGATCGGGACGGCCCTTGCACTCGACGCCGGTCGCCTCGTCGGTCCATCTGATCGCGCGCTCAACGTGGCCGCCTGCGCGTAGATGGCATGACGCGACCGGGTGCGAAAGAATCGCGTCGCGGATCTTGAGCGCACGCGCGTATTCGCTCCTCTTCACGATCGTCTTGTTCTCATTCGCCGCCTTGAACGCTTCCCACTCCTTTCCCCTGCGCTGCTTCCCATCGAATACAGCGTACGACAGCGGAAAATCGTCGGGCTCTAGAACCGCCGTATGAACGGCGCGTCCGAGGCCGAGACGGGGCGTGTCCTCGCGCACGTTCTTCGCCGCCCATAGGTAATGCAGCGGGCTGAGGCGCATGAACTTCAGTGTGCTCCAATTCACGGCCTCGGACGCGCGATAGCATTCGTTGCTCTTCACGGCCACGGCCATACCAACGCGATCAGTCCCGCGATCCCCACAAGAATCATCAGCACTGCCAACGCCAACCATTGGCGCCTCGGCCGCTACCACTGCATGCGGCTCCAGATCCGGCAGGTGTGAGGCTCGGCCGTTCTTGCGGTAGACGTTACTCATGGCACCACCGTAATTTTCACGCGCCCGTCGCGAATCGCGGCCGCGATCTCCTCGTACGTCGCGGCCGCCTCGTCGAGCTGCGCCGCTTTCGCGCTGTCGCCATGGTCGCTCGCTTCCGTCGCGTCGCGACGCCGAGAAATCGCGGCGTCGTCGAGGCACTCGAGAACAATCCTTCTTGCGATCTCGTTCATGCAGCCTTGCCCCCTTTGATCACCAGCGACGGCAAGTCGCCGCCGCATAGTTCGCACTTGCCCGTCTTCGCCGCCTGCACCCATTTCGTGACCGCGCCGCACTCGTGCGGAACGCCGCCGACGCCAGCGCGCGCTACCTTCGCGATCTCGCCGAAGAGCCGGCGAAGGAAGCCGACTGACGGCCTCACGACGCCACCACCGCGCGCGCCGCGATCATTGCTTCACCGCGTGCGCGTCCAGAACGTTCTTGAGCGCGTCGATCGCGCAGTCATGCTGCCGCGCGCGCTCCATCGCGCCGTGCTCGATCGCGATACGCTGCAAGCGCATGTGCGACTCGATCTCCTTCCGCACCGTCGCGAGCACGTCGAGAACGCCGAGCTCGCGGCCGAGCTCCTTCG